ATGCGCTCTGTAAAAGGATGGACATCGTTCCACGTACAGTTTGGCGCTATTAACATCACAGTTAGTGGATGGTTATTCACTACTATTCGCAACACACTTCTAGTCGCTTGCATCGTGTTTATTTGCTGGCGTATCATGGGTCTCAGTCCACAGGATGCCTATGATAAGTTAGCCAAACACGGTGGCGATGATGCCACTATACGCGACATTAATGTCGATTTACTCGTACAAGTGTTCGCCAAGTTCGGATTAACCGTTAAAATCAGTGTGATATCAACTGGCATGCCCTTCAACTTTTTAGGAAGGACATTTTTGGATCCTTGGACCACCAAAGAATCCATCGCCGATGTACCACGCCAACTCCGCAAGTTGCACATGACTGCGACCCCTAAGAACATACCGAAAGAACTAATTCTCTATAGGAAAGCTCAAGCTTATATGATCACTGACCCCTACACCCCAGTTTTGGGTGAATGGGCGCGAGCAGTGATTCGTATATTACACGACACTATTGATGCTGCACTATTGATAAAATACGAGAATATTTTATTAAGAGATATTAGTTATTGGGCCAATTTCGAAAATCCTTTCGTACCACTGACGAGTTATGAACTTGCCGAATCAGTGGTGGCTCAACAGATGGGGGGTCACATGCAAATACAACTAGCCGAGATGAAGTTTTCCGAAGCTAAAACTTTAGATGATTTGTGCATTCTTATGGATGATACTTACCCTAAGATAGCCATTCCCGCTGCTATGGGTGGGATTTTACACCAACCTAATGTGGTTGAGAAATCCCAAGCACAGCAGCTTAAAGAAGGTTTAAAGTTAAAACCCATCCTTAAGAAGAATGCACAAACCACCCGAACCGGAAGACCTGACAAAACGGTAAAAGTCGCTCCAAAGACAGATAAAAAGACAGATAATGGAAAAAGGGCCACAATGAATCCATTATGCAGATACGCCGCTAAAGGTAGACCATGCGAGCGTGTTAACTGCACCTTCGCTCACAACTAATAAAATCCGTGTACAAAAACGATAACAATAAATATATATTTATAACTATACAGTACCCCCGACCGGCCCTGTCGGGGGTAATGAAAAATTTTAATAGAAAACAAACTTTTTATTATTAAAACTTTTATTATTTAATTAATTTACTCAGCCAAATTTTATCATGAATAATGGTAAACCTGCCAAAAGTAAGGCCGTTCGTGCTAATAATAATAACAAGTCTCGTAATAATGGGAAGTCTCGTAATCCTCGTAAGCGCAATAGCAGGAGGGGTAAAGGTAATAAGAAGGCTGGGGGCGGCGGCAGCAACGCTGTCCGTTCCACTGATACAATCATCAGCACCTTGGCGAAATCGACGTCCCAAATGGTATTAGGGGCCCGCGATGATGCATACACATGCTGTCGCATGTTTGGTACTATACCACGCATGCCACCATCTATACCCGACGGTTGTTCGGGAAAACATATGGCAGTATGCTTATACAGCATCGATCGAATTTCACCCGGTTCAGCCGGTCAGACCATTTACCTCCAACAACAAGCATGGTTGCCTGCACCCGTCATCGCTTACTCGAGTAACAACAGCACATTTACGATAAATGGAGCTACCGGCACCAGCGGCAAATTGCCTATTGGTATCAGCCCGGAATTTATAACGACTGTGGCTAATAGCAGACCTGGGTCTGCCACATCAGCCCTTGATCCTTACACCTCATCGGGTGTCCGCATTGTTTCCAGCACAATCCGCGTTAGATATACCGGACCGGTCAACACTTGCGCAGGAATGCTTCGAGCATTCGAGAATCA